GCTTTATACGATAGCAGCGCATTTTTAGCAACCTTAACTGTTGCACGGTGATCGCCAATCTTTAAGTTAACATCTCGCATTACATCCTCAACATTAGAAATAGCTTCTAAACGATCGTCATATTCCTTTGCCTTTACGGATAAATTTCCTAACCCATCTTCAAGCTCTAATACCTTTTTATCTTTTTCAGTAATAATGCTGGCTTTAAATTCATGCTCAATTCCCTGCTTACAAGTTGGGCAATCGTCGTGGTCTTTATAGAACGACAACTCTTTTTGGTGAGAACGAATTTGGCTTTCAATATCGCGACGAAGTGATTTAGCCTTTTCAGATTTGGCTTTCACAACAGGCTTATCTTCAATATCTTTAACACAAACAGCAATTATATCGTGTTCAGCTTCCATAAGCTTTTTAGCTGCCTCGATGTCTTTAATGTGTGAAGCCATTTTTTCACGGATTTTGTCAACCTCATCTTCGCGAATTTTACGAATAGACGCGTTATGTTCTTTGGCAGAGGATAGCTTTGATTCCATTAGATCCATCTGATAACTATTCTCTGTAATAGATTCTTTATTATCAGAAACTCGATCTTTAAGCAATGTATTCATAGTACTAAACACTTGAATATCTAGCAAATCCTCAATGATTTCGCGACGAGAATGCGCAGGTAACTCCATAAACGGTACATACGTTGCACTGCCAAGAATAACGATTTGATTAAATGATTTGTAGTTTAGATTAAGAATGTTTTGCTCAAGATATGCTTGATAGTCTTTGGCTGCAGCATCTTGGTTAATCATAGTACCGTTTTTCCAAATCTCAAAAATATTTGGTTTGATGCCACGACGAATTAAGTATTCCGCTGTTCCAACATTAAAGTTGATTTCAACCTGAGTTTCACGAGTGTTAATGCTGTTGATAAGTTGGTTCTTATTAACTTTACGAAACGCTCTACCATATAAGGCAAAAACGATAGCGTCAAGCAATGTTGACTTTCCGCTGCCATTCGTACCACTGATAAGAGTAGTTCTGTTTTGATCCAATCTTACTTCCGACCAAGAGTTGCCTGATGATAACAGGTTCTTATATCGTACTGATTTAAATTGTATTTTCATTATATGTTCGAGGCCTCAATATATAGTTCATCAATCAACTCTTTAATTTTTTGCTTATTTGACTTCGTATCAATAGATTGAATGTAATCATGCAAAATATCTTTAGTATCTTTTGTTTCATCAAGAATTTCATCAACGCCAGCATCTTCTAAATTGAGAGAGTCCTCAATAGATTTGACGTCGGTTGCACCAGCATCTGTTAGTTTATTTAGGAATAAATCGTAGATGTATGGATTAGTTCTGTTCTTTACAATAACTTTAATGTATGCGTCTTTAATATTAGTCAAATCTAAATGAGCAATATCCTCAATAGTCATGTCAGCATCGTCATAATCAATTTTATGATAGATAGCAAATGGATTTAGTACCCATTCTAATTCACGAGTCTCTGTATCTAATATACGGAAACCACGTTTACCTTGATAGTCAGACCATGTCATTTCGTATGGAGCACCAAGATAATTAATGTTGCCATATTCTGATGGATGATGGAAGTGACCAGAATAAACTTGCTCAAAACTACCAAACAATTCTTTAGTTAGACCATGATCACAAATCGCACCTTTCAGCATTTCAAAACCAATAATATCAAAGTGACCCATACATATATGAGCATTTGAGTTTCGTATAGCTTCAAGTGATGCTTCTGAGTTTGTTTTTGTAATCCATGGTACCATTATAACATTGGTTGATCCAAATGTCAACTCAACTGGATTATTTTGGTAAATATTAAAATTCTTATATTCTTGAAGCAACAAATCCATAGAGTTTACTTCATTCGTATTTGTATAATATACAGAGTGATTACCAACTACCGCATGATAGTCGATATTACGTTCTTCTAGTTTATCAAAGAAAAACTTTTTAGCTCTATCAAGCGTAACATAGTTGATGTATTTACGACGGTCAAAAGTATCACCTAGATCCAATACTGTTTTAATATTGTGTTCATCTAAATGTGGAAAGAACACTTCATTAAAAAACTTTTCTTGATGGTCTAGGAATACTTTTGAATCACCACGTACGCCAAGATGCATATCAGTAATGATTGCTACTTTCAAACCTCGGGATCCTCTTCTTTAACAACAACTACTTCGATAGCAGCTTCCTCCATTGAAGCCTTTTTCTTTGCTTTATCCTTGGCGATTTTGTCTTCGTAATCTTGTACAAACGAATTCATATAGTCAACGTTAGTAGTAAGATTTAAATCACCTTCGCCAGTATATGTACCGCCTGACGCGACCATTACCTGTGAGGATTTAAAGCGAATATACATTTGCTTCTTTTCCTTTTGAATACGACGTAGAAACGCGTACCAAATAATCTGTGTAAAGTATGCAAATGGATTTGAAGATTTTTCTGAGTTAAAGTTCCCCATATATAATAGACAGTTTTCAATACCATCTGAAATCATATCATCTTTATATGTGTATCCACTAAAGTTTGGTTTTGTTGCTAATCGTGTAGCAATCTGATAGATGCACTTACCAATGTAGTCTGGGCATCGTGGTTTTATGTCACCGGCATTTTCTGCTTCGATGCATGCAGCTTTATACGCGATCAGCGCTTCTAAAAAGTCTGCATTATTAACGTAGTTTCTTTTAGCTCTTTTTGCCATACGGTCAGCTAGCCTCCTTGTTGTATAGTTGATTCTATATCAATAATACTAATATAACATAGTTATGATGTTATGTCAATAGTTATTTAATTTCTCCATCTCTGCATTTTTTAGTTGACATCGTATTATAGGTATGGTATAATAGCTTTATGCTAATTGATAATAACTATATAGATACTGTGTAGATACGAACATCAAACTGCTCTTGTCCATATATTTCCATACGCTTCCGGAAATGCTGCAACGTATAATTCTGGTATGCTCCAACACTCAAATCATCGGCTATATCATAAAGCGTAGCTTTATCAGATCCATTCCCTTTACGTAATACTCTACCAAGAGATTGAAGTATCTTAACTTCTGATTTTGAAGCTGAAGCAAAAATAACATTATCCAAACGTTTTAAATTGATACCAGTCGAGAATGTACCAAATGATGCAAGGATGTCGTGCTGTTTAATCGGATCGTTTTCAATCATATGACGAATACGTTCACGTTCCTCACCTTTGGTTGCCCCATAGATAAAGTGTAGCTGCCGACCTTCTGTTCTTAACATTGGTTCTAATATCTTGCCGTGTTTTTCAACTAAGTCAAATAGAACAAGATTGTTTTGACCTTTAAGCGACCACAATAGATTTCGTATGAATATATTTCGCTTATTGTTATTTGTTAAATATTCGCGTTCAGCAGGATACTTTTGGCTTGTATTTTGTACCTTGCCAATTGCCTTTTTAAATAATTTGCGGTTCTCTTGGCTGTGTGATAATACAATTGCTTTTATATTAAAGTCAGCAATAGTTCCATCATCCATAAGATCCTTTGTTGATACGTGTTTACGAACAGAACCAAAGCAGCCTTCAAGAACTAATCTATGAGTTTTGCTTTCTTCTGATTTTAATGTACCAGTGAACCCGTGACGATAGTAACATTCGTCAAGTGCTTCCATAATCTTTTGTAATGATTTCGCTTGGAACAGATGTGCTTCATCTCCAAGTACTACTTTAAATTGGCTGAACCAATCTTTATTAAGTCCCTTTATTAGAGACTGCCAAGTTGATATAACAATTGGTGCATCTGTATTTTTATCAATACCACCTTGAATTTTATATATGTGAGATGGGTCGCAACCATAGTCAACAAAATCACCAGCCATCTGATGTACTAATGAAATCGTTGGAACAATAATCAAAGTACGATGCTCAAATGCTCTATAATAATGCTGCTGAATTAAATAAATGATAAGTGATTTACCAGAAGATGTTGGCGATAAAGACAAAGAACGGCTATCGCGAATAGCATCAACTATATATTTGTTTTGGTAATCTCTTGGTACGTACTTGCAGCCGATCTCTTTTGCAATCTCCATACCATAATCATCAGGAACTGTTTCGCCATTCATTAAATGGTCAGGTGCGTTTAGTTCGTATCCACGATCTTCGCAAAATTTACGTAACTTATGGAATAATCCAACATACAGCACCGGTTTCATTGGATGGAAAATTCTAATCCAACCGTCCCAAACTCTATTCTTATATGAAGGGCTGAACTGATAACCTTGAGGTTGAAACTTAAAGTAAGCTTCGAGTTCAAACTTAACACTCGACTCAGTATTAATTTTTAAATACACTGCGTTGATTTGCTCAACATTAATCACATCTGACATAATTTACTCCATTGTATACGATACTATTTATTAGTAGTCGCCCGCTTGGAATTTCATCACTGATATGATGTTATTAATAATAAAGTTACGGCTGTGGATTGTTTTAACAATATCCTCGAGAAAATTTGCTCGGCAGCTATGATAATCAATTCTTAGACTCAATTTGATAATATCATCATCAGCTTGGATATGTTTGTCTAAATCTTGGCGCATAACTTTCTTTTGGAAAGGCTTCCAATTACGTTCACGCAAATCTTCTTCAGCCATATCACCGCTGATCCATTCTCGCTTATCAAACTCAAGTACCTTGTAATCATAACGAAGCTTTTTAACTTTAAGTGCTTCCTTATAATACATGTTATAATACTTGGAGTGTAGCATTGGAATTTTCTTGGCTTCTTGTGCTAACTGTGTTTCGTCGATTACAGCATCTGCAGCCCAGATTTCACTTATATCATCAGTACTCATTTTCGCCTCACATTATGTATATAATTAACATTCTATCACAGATTGATATAAATGTCAACCAATTTTTTGATATGTGAACCTATCATATCTAAATATCATTGACGCTTCTGGGTATTGAATATCAGATTGTGTTACGTCTAAAGTAATCTGACTCAGTGATGTTGGAAAGCAGTTTAAAAACGTAAATGAAATATTGGCATTTTTATGGCTATTTAATATAGTCACAGAAATATCAGAAACAACACCGTCGTCAGATTTGGCTAGTTTTGCGAATTGACCAAGATCTACTGGAGTTGTTATCGATTCCATCCAATTAAGGCATTCAAAATAATTAGACATATTTTCATCAACGATAAAGCTTAAATCTAATTCCTGATATTGGAGCTTATCTGATACATTATAAATAGTGGACAATGGCGTAGGCGTCTCAGCTGCACCAGAACTAACTCCCGGAATTTGCATTCGTTGAGTAAAGAATTCTACGTTAGGTAGCCTCTTAACGTTAACCGTAAAACCGACAGGCGATAAGTAATTTGTGTTCATGATCATTTTCCTGTTTACATTAGTATCTTTCTATGATAGTATTTATCTAAATCGGCTGTACTGATTCTAAACAATAGGATTTTTACCCGCAAACAAAGGAATATTGCATGGACGATCCCTGCGATGACGTAACACACTGGATTGGCTATATATAATATAGTATAATAATGGAGCTTTTTGAATGAGTAATGACTTTAGAATTTTAACAGCACGTCAACATGTTAGAGAACGCATTGGTATGTACCTTGGTTCAAGTTCTCAAGAATCAGTTGAGCGTTTTGTAAAAGGCGAATGGAAAACATCAAAGTATGTTCCTGCGCTTTCTAAGATGATTGACGAAATCCTTGATAACTCGATTGACGAGGCAATTCGCACTAACTTCAAGCATGCGAATAAAATTGATGTATCTATTAATATGGATACTGTCACCGTTACTGATAATGGTCGTGGTATTCCACAAGATGAGATATACG